ATCGACGAAGCCGGAGTCAATCGTGAGGTCGTAACTTTGACTAACTATATTCGAGCTGGAATTCCATCAGTTAATGGCGATTGTGGATCACCACTTGTGATATTCAACACCCATATGGCCCAAAAGATTGGAGGCATCTTGGTAGCTGGTAGTGGAGCAGAAGCTTTGTTCCATCTAGTAAATCCAGATGATTTATATTCCACTGAGTTTGTAGCTCATTTTGGGCAACTTGTATTTCCTGAAGGAACCACTGTTTTGCGAACAGTTCCAACAAGTAAGGCTCCTCGATTACCTGAAGTTTCAAAAGTGATCGAATCTAAGTTGCACGGTAAAACTGGTGTTGCAAGTTCAACGAAACCCGCTAAACTCAAACCATTTTATATCGATAAACCGGATTCAACTCCTATTAGAGTGAGTCCATTACAAAAGGCTTTGGGTAAGATGGAACGCAAACCAATACAAATAAGCGACAAGATGTTGCGAGCTATTGACAAGGCTGCTGATGCAGTGTATAATCACCTTCCTCAAGTCCCAGAAGGTAAGAAGACAAAGCTCAGTCGCTTTGAAGCAATCAATGGCAAGCCCACTTGGAGTCACACAGGAAGTATTTGGTTTGACACATCCAATGGATGGCGTGAGGATAAACCTAATCCTCCTGGAAAAAGCACCAAAGAACACCACTTTAGATGCACATGTTGTGGACAAAAACCAAGTTGTGAATGTTTTACACCAAATCGCAAGTGCAAAGGACACATGTCTAGCTATATGCCAACTCCAGAAATGGAAAAAGCTATTCAAGATATGAAGGATATCCTTTATAATTGCGTGTTGACTGTTGAAGAGAAAGTCAAGCGTATAAACATGGTTTTCCAAGATTGCTTAAAGGATGAGCGTCGTGACAATGAGAAAGTAGATGAAGGTAAAACTCGTCTGTTTTCTGCTGCTATCACTGAATTATTGATCAACAAACGTGAGTTATATCAATCATTTGTTGAGATGATGATGAGTGATCCTGCTAATTCTTTTAGTGCAATGGGAATCAATGTACATTCACAACACTGGAAATTGTTGTATGAACGTTTGACCACATTTTCCAAAGTTTTAGCTGGTGATTATTCCAATTACGATGCTTCAATTCGTGAGGCAATCAATCGAGCAGTTGAAAAAGTAGTTGCGAGATGGCACATGGAAAATGGAGTGTGGGATGAAAAAGATCTCAGTGCCCATAAGGCACTTTGGGAATTGACTTACCGAGCCCAACATGTTGCAGGAACAACTATTTATCAAATGGACGAAATTGGTGCTAATCCATCAGGAGATCTTATGACTACAGTCTATAATATCATTGCTAATGCAATTATTCATGTTTACTGTGTTATAATGGAAGCCTGGGAACAACAAATTCCAGGGTTGGTTGGTGAATTCCAAGGTGAAGATTACTTCAAACTTTTTATGTTGTCTATTTTTGGTGATGATCATGTCGAAACAACAGATGTTGACTGGTATGACATGCAGAAAAAGGAGAAGTGGATTAAAACCTTAGGTATGACTTATACAACTACTGATAAGAAATCTATTGGAGAGTTGCGTTGGCAAAGAATTGAAGATATAACATATCTCAAGCGCCGATTTGTCCCAAAGAATGGATTAGTCTTAGCTCCACTTGAAAGACATGTTATTGAAGACATGCCACAATGGATTAAGAATAATGGAAATGATCCTTTCCAAGCTACAACTGTTAATGCGTCTGCTGCTGTTAGAGAAATGTTCCATTATGGTCGTGATGAATTTGATTTCTTTAGACGAAGAATAGAAAAATTGTTGCGAGATAATGGGTGCCCTCCACTACATGAGAAAGATTACGATGAGTTGTTGCATGATTATTTAGGATTGGGCTTTGTGGGACAAGGTGACATCAGCTATCAAGATAGCTGGAGCATGAATGATTCTACTTTTGTTGCTCAATCTGGAAATGAAAGAACCACAATTTCGTCATTAAAAGGATTTGTTAAAGCACGACCTGATATATTAGATGTTGTTGAGGTTTCACAATCCTGGGCAATTTGTGGAGAGGATGCATCCCTTGATATGCGTGAAACTGATATCAAGATTGCTGAATTTATGGAAGGCCGATCACAAGAAATTGATGATGCAGCTCAAGCTCGACAACTTGGATTAAATCCAAATGACATTGTGTGGAACCGTCAATTGTATTATGCTCAACGTAGAGCCAATGCTATTAAGGAACAACATAAGATGGGTAATTTTGTTGCACAACAAAAAGAAATTAGACTCACAGTCGATCAAGCTGAAAGAGTTTTGCCAATAACTGGTCGTAACGAACCACGTGTTTTATTTATGAAAATAAAGAAAACCACTGATGTTGTTAAACCTTTTGTTGGACAA